GTCTTATATTTCTCAAGTAGCTAATAACTTAGTGTTTGAACAAAACACAATTGCTACAAGAAACCAATTCTTAAGCCAAGTTAACCCTTATCTTGAATCAGTTCAACAACGTCAAGGTTTGTACGCGTTCAGAGTAATTATGGATGATTCCAATAACACTCCGGACGTAATTGATAGAAATCAGTTAGTAGGTCAGATTTATCTACAACCAACTAAGACAGCTGAATTCATTTACCTCGACTTCAATATCTTACCAACAGGAGCTACTTTCCCAGCATAAGAGTTGTAATTAACGATATTTATAATAAAATAAATAATATAGCAAAATGGCAGTATTAGACCCAAATGAAATATTTTTCACAGCGTTTGAACCAAAACAGGCGAACCGCTTTATCATGTACATTGATGGTATTCCATCATACACAATTAAAGCAATCGGTGCTGTAACTTTAACACAAGGAAATGTACCTCTAAACCACATTAACGTTCAACGTTATGTTAAAGGAAAAACAGTTTGGAACCCAATCCAGTTTACATTATTTGATCCTATCACTCCTTCAGGTGCTCAGGCAGTAATGGAATGGGTACGTTTACACCATGAATCAGTAACTGGTAGAGATGGTTATTCCGATTTTTATAAGAAAGATTTAACTTTTGATGTATTAGGACCTGTAGGTGATATCGTATCTGAATGGATAATTAAAGGAGCATTTATTACTTCTGCTGAATTTGGTGATTACTCATGGGACTCTCCAGATACTGCTATTAATCTTACAATGACGGTTCAACCAGACTACTGTGTATTGAACTTCTAATAGAAATTCAAATAAATTTAAATTTGAGCTTGGCTTTGCCAAGCTCTTTTTTTATATTATATGTATAATAGACAAACTAGTTTTATTAAATAAAAATTTATGAACGAAACAAAATTCCCTACAGAAATTGTAGAATTACCTTCACAAGGTCTTATTTATCCTGCAGATCATCCCCTACGTAGTGGTAAGGTAGAAATGAAATACATGACAGCTAAGGAAGAAGATATCCTTACTAACCAAAACTATATTCAAAAAGGTATTGTTCTAGATAAGCTTTTAGAGGCTTTAACCCTAAATAAATTTCCCCTTAAAGAAATAACACCAGGTGACAAAAATGCTTTAATTATAGCATCACGTGTTTTAGGGTATGGTAAAGATTATACATTTATTTATGATGGTAAAGAATATAATGTAGATCTTTCTACACTTGAAAACAAACCATTTGATACTTCTTTAATAACCTCACGAGGTACATTTAAATTTACACTCCCGGTTTCCCAAACTGAAGTAGAATTTAAACTTTTAACAGATAAAGATGAAGAATTAATTAATCAGGAAATTCAAGGCTTTAAGAAACTTAATAAAGAAATCTCTTCAGATGTTACTACTCGTTTAAAACATCATTTAATGGCAGTTGATGGTTCAACTGATAGAAATGTTATTAAAGAATTTGTAGAGTTTAACTTATTAGCAGCTGATTCTAGAGCATTAAGACTTTACATTAAAGAAATTTCTCCAGATATTAATCTATCTACTAAAGTAGAGGTAAACGGTGTAGAGGAGGACATCGACATACCAATTAGTCTTAACTTTTTTTGGCCTGACCTCTGAAATAGCACCTCAATCCCGTATGGCTTTATTTAGCCAAATTCATGAAATAGTATTCCATGGTCAAGGTGGGTATGACTATGAAACTATTTATAACATGCCTATTTGGTTAAGAAAATTTACCTTTAATAAAATTAAGGAATGGTATAGTAAATCTAAAAACACTAAAAATGAGGATAGTTGGATATCAGGTGAAGCGAAAGAAAACGCAGCTAAAAATAAAAAAATAAAACCACCAACTTATGTTACAAAGGCATCCAAAAAGTGATGCCTTTTAATATTTATAACATATGGCAGACGAATTCAAAGGTTTAAGTAATGAAGCTCTAAGAAACGTGCAAAGCGTTAGAGACGCTATGCGTGAGGTTAACTTAGCGGTACGTGATATTAACAAAGAATTTGTTCTAGCTAATCAACAAGTTACTGATGTTGCTACTGAGTTCTCTAACATATCTTCCTCAGCTAAAAAGTTTGCTGATTTACAAAATCAAGCCTCTAGATCTGCTAAAACTACCTCAGATGCTATTAAAGAACAACAAAAACAATTAAATATTGTTCGTTCTCTTAATGTTAGAATTGATAGTTTATATAGAGAAGCATCTAAAACAACACTTGTAGCCGCATTTAATTTAAAAAGACAAGCTGAAAACTTAGCTAATGCTAGAGATAATGCTAAATCATTAGCCGATGAATATACTAAATTAGCTGAAGATTCTTCAAAACTAGATAAGTCGTCCCAATTCTTTACAGGTTTATCTAAAATAATTAGTGATATTCCTATTTTAAGGAACTTCTCTACTCCATTTGAAGCTGCAGCTGAAGCAGCCAGAAAAACTACTATTGAAAATGCTAATAATGCTGGTTTAAATGAAAGATTAGATAAATTTAATCAACTTAGAAAACAAGGAGTAGGCATCCAGGATGCTTTAAAAGAAACTAATTTAACAGCTAAGAACATTAAAATAGGAAAATTACCTTCTGCTAGTCCTTTAATAGAAGGATTTAAAGCATTAGGTCCTGTCATATCCCAAGCATTTAAGGGATTAGGGCTAGTAAGTATTGCAGTAGAAGTTTTTAAATTACTTGTACAACTTAGTTTTGCAGCTGATAAACGAGTAACAGATATAGCTAAAAATCTAAGCCTTGGTAAAGATGCAGCAGCAGGTATTTATTCTAATATATTAGCTACTAAAGGTACTTTAGACACAAGTTTTGCTACTACTCAAAATTTAGTAGATGCTTTTAATGAGTTAACTCAATTAACTGAATTTGCTAATATTGCTACAACTCAACAACTTGAAACCCAAATCAAATTAACTAAAGAATTAGGACTCTCAACTGAAGAAGCTTTAGCTTTACAATCTATATTTGCTGTTAATAATACTGAAGCTAATCAAGGTTTAGATATAGTTAATGATCAGATAGCAGCATTTGCTAATGAAAATAAACTATTAGCAGACTCTAGTAAAATTACTAAACAAATAGCTTCTACTAGTAAATTAATTCAACTTAACTTTAAAGGTAATTTAGATTCATTAACTAAAACTGTTTTACAAGCTAATAAACTTGGTTTATCATTAGATCAAGTAAATAAAGTAGCTGATTCTTTACTTAATTTTGAACAATCTATATCAGCTGAATTAAATGCTGAATTATTAACTGGTAAACAACTCAATCTAGAAAAAGCTAGATTATTTGCTTTAAATAATGATATAGCAGGACTTACTCAAGAAATAGCTAATCAGGGCATTACAGCAGCTAATTTTGCTAATATGAATAGAATTCAACAGCAAGCTATAGCTCAAAGTTTAGGAATGCAAGCTAGTGAATTAGGAGACTCTCTATATAAACAACAGCTTATTGATAAAACAGCTCAGGGTTTTACTAAAAGATTAAGAGAACAAGCTGATCTTACAGAAAGAAGAGGAAATGGTCTTGAAGCTATTAGATTAAGAGAAAGAGCAGCAGCAATTGAACAAGGTATCCTTGAAGGTAAAGATTTAGAAGCAGCTAAAGCTCAAGTTGATGCTCAAACTAAATTTAACTTAGCATTAGAAAGAGCTAAAGAAATATTTACTGATTTTGTAGGTGAAGAAGGTAGAGGTCCTTTAGGTATGTTAATTGATTATTTAGAAAGAATTGTAAAAGACTTAGAAAAAGGAAAAAGTTTAGGAAGTGTTTTATTTTTTGGGCCTAGTGCTTCATATAATCCTGAAGAATTAACTAAAACCGCCCAACAAAATAATTTATCTTATACCTCACCTCAAATAGGAAAAGCTAATCAAACTTTTGAAGCAAGATCTCAAGGAATAACATCATTAGCTACTGGAAATTCTCAATATATGCCTATAGTGAGTGAATTAGAATTTTTAGCTGAAACTATAGATGCTATTGTTCCTTATAGTGATGTCTCTTACTTTAATAGAGATAGACAAGCAGAACGTATGCTTGAAGAAATAAAACAATCTAATGAAGCTACTCAAAAAGCAATTCAAGAGCAAACTCAAGCAATAAAAGCAAATAGACAAATCTCAGTAGCTGTAGATGGTACTAATGTCTTTAAAGCTATGAATACAAGTAAATACATGAGTTAAACTACTTAATATTTATAATAAACCTTAAATTCACAAACAATGGGACTACTCGATAAATTAACTCAACAAGGTTCAGTATTAACTCCTTATGATGGTAAAACCCCTAAAACTAACCCTTTAGCTACTAAACAATCTCAATTGCATGCTAATGGCAACCAACCCGGATATTCTTTAGACGGTTCAGCTGCAGCTATTGTAACTGCAGATTATACTGCGTATAATGATGGTTATAATAATGCCTTACCACAACCATCACAATTGGATTTAAACGGAAAAACTCCATCTAAATACTTAGATAATCCTCCAGGATAATGTCATTATAACAGATACTTACTGACCCGCAAAACTTTAGGTTCTATGCTGGTGGTAGAGGCCATGTCTCTAACGCCGGCAACTTTGGTCAGAAAAGTATACCATATGGTGATGATACTAAAGGAGGTGGTTCAAGTAACCAACCTTATATTAAATCACCGATTCCTGATGAATTCACAGCTAATCCATCAGATTATATTTTAAGAGGGGGTTTTCTTAATAATACTCAAACCTCAGCTCAAGACGTTAGTAGACTCACTAAAATGTTTACTGACACTAAATCTACTAATGGTTTGTTCTTTACTTTAAAACAACAACAACTTTCAGCAACTGCTGTTAGAACTCAAGCTAGTCCAGCATTTGGGTTAAATGGGCAACTTTATAGTCCATTAAATACATTAGCTCAAGCAGGTGTTGTATCTCAAGGTACTCATTTAAATAAACAAGGTATAAACCCATTTGCTGAAACCGGTGCTTATGCTAATGATAATAGAAGATTATACGGTGTAGTAGTTACTAAAAGACAAGAACCTGAACTCAACCGTCTATATCAGTTAATGGATGGTAAACTATTAGTAAACAATAAAGCTCAAGGACCTGACCCAGCTTATATTATGAAATATAATGGTGGTCCAGGTTCATTTAGAGGAATAGGTCAAACCATAATTAGATTTGGTAAAGATTCTAAAACACCTTTAACACTAGCTCCTGGAGCATTTAATTTTACTTCTAACATAGAATCAATAGGTCAGAATGATTGGACATTCAGTGCTGATCTAATAAAATCTGTAACTGATAATACCTCAGGGGTTAGACCAGGACAAATAGTCCCTCCTATCACTAATAAAAATCAAATTCAATCTCCTAAATTACAGGATTTTAGAAAAATTTTAAGAGCTAATTTACAAGGTACCTCTTTAAATCAAGCAACTAATAGTGGTGCAACACCTAATACTCCTGATTATCAAACTAAAGGATATGTTCAAAACTTTAACTTTACAGACCCCGGTCAAAGACAAAATAAATCATACGCTAATTACTCTAGAGGAGTAACAAATTTATCTGATGGTAAAGAAGCAGGAGCGGTTGATAAAATAAACGCCTCAGTTATTTACAGAAGTGATCAAGTTAGTACAGACCCTAAGTATAACGATTTTGTTAAATTTACTATAGCATCAATTGATAACAATAATCCAAAGTATAGCACATTTATGCACTTTAGAGCATTGTTAGATAGTTTTAATGACAACTATAGTGCTGAATGGGGTAGTGTAAGATATTTAGGTAGAGGTGAAAATTTTTATAATTACAATGGATTTACCAGAGAGATTAATTTATCTTTCACTACAGCAGCTCAATCTAAACAAGAGCTCATTCCAATGTATAAAAAACTTAACTATCTAGCTTCTCAATTAATGCCTGATTATAGTACTGAAGGATATATGAGAGGTTCTTTAGTTAAGTTAACTGTTGGTGGTTATCTTAATGAACAACCAGGTTTTATAACAAACCTAGCTTATGATTTAATTACTGATGCTCCTTGGGAAATTGCTATTGATGAATTAGGTAATCCTGATAATACAGTTAACCAATTATCTCAAATGGTTAAAGTTACAGGCTTTACATTTGTTCCTATTCATACGTTTGCACCACAAAAACAAGGACTGGGATTTGCAGGTCAAGCTCGTGGTGATGCTAGTGCTGCTTCATCTGGAGATGCAACTTCATATGGTCCTCAAAGATACATAGCTTTAAGTGGTAATGGATTTGTTTCTAATTATGATCAACTTTCTACCATTAATTTACCTCCAAGAAATCTTAATTCTATACCTATAAACCTAACTCCTGGTGTTATAAATAGAACCCCTATTTTACCTTAAACATGAACCGTTATCAAGGAATTCCAATTATAAAATCAGAAACAGGAAAACAGATGTACGCTACATCTCGTTATCCTGAGATTCCTTTATCTGAAAATGATATCTATGTTTATACTACTCAAGGAGATAGATATGATGTTTTAGCTTTAAACTATTATGGTGATTCCTCTTTATGGTGGATTATAGCCTCAGCTAACCCTAATATAGGATTAAGCACTTTAGTCATCCCAGAAGGAGTACAAATTAGAATACCAAACAATATTAGTGCTGTAATTAATGACTTTAGACTAATAAATCAATTATCGTTATGAACATTATAGGTGAAGGATTAGCCCCATATGTAAGAAATCAAATCATAACAAGACAGCAAATATATGGTTCCTTAAACAGAACTACTGAACAACTTCTCTATTTAAACAATAGATCAGGTTTTGTTAGAGCTATTTCTGGAGTGAACATTGGCCCTACATTTACCCCAGCAGGTGATGATCTTAAAGCTATAATAAAAGACTATGGGGGTGATAAATTAGCTAAAAATTTTATTCTTTTTGGTGGTACAACTAATGAAAGTAAAGTTTTAAAAGCTGGTATTCCTACCGAATTATTAGGAACTAATTATGTTAATAATTTAGCTTATGGCTTTGGTGGTCTAGAATTTGGTATTAGACCTATGCCTGGTATCCTTTCAATGACCAATAAAAGTGAAGGTATGGGTTCTTTAGAAACTACCACACTTAGAATTAAAGCATGGAATCGTCTTCAACTTGAAATCATAGATTTAATGTACATGCGTTTAGGTTATGGCATTTTAGTTGAATGGGGTAATAGTAATTATTATAATAATAATAATGTTTATCAACCTGATAACCTAAATAGCCTTTCAGCAGAATTTTTAGCTGGAACCTATAATGTTCAAGGTTTATTAGATGCTATAGAAAGAAAAAAAAGAGCCTCTAGTGGTAATTATGATGCTATATATGGTAAAGTAGTTAACTTTAACTGGACTTTTGTAGAAGATGGCTCATATGATATTACAGTTATTTTAAGAAGTGTAGGGGATGTTGTAGAAGCATTCCAAACTGCTGTTTTTACAAATGATAATGACTCAGTAAATACTGGAGAATTAACTCCTGAAGCACAAAAACAAATTAGTCAACTTAATATTGAAAAAGTTAAAGCTTTAGATGATGCAAATGGTAGAGATGTTTCTTTACAACCAAGTCAACAAATAGAACAACAAATAAGACAATTTGAAAAAACAAGATTTAATGAGGATGTAACATTTAGTTCTAATGCTGCTACTGAAGCTCAACAAGTTCCTACAATTGATGATGCTAAAAACTCTCATGTTATAAATCGTTTATTTTACAATGTTAGACAAAGATTTACAAATGGCGATCCTAAAATTATTCCTAATAAAGCTTATAGCACCTCTAAATTCCAACCTTCAGAAGATAATTCTATAACTTATCTTAAACAAAATTTCCAAGGTAACCCTACTGAAGGGCAAACTTCATCTACTCAATACTATATAAGATTAGGTTCTTTATTATCTTATTTTGAGCAAAATATACTACCAAAATATAAACAAGGAGGAAATTCTATTCCTATTTTATTTATTGATTACACTACAAACACTAACTTAGCTTACACCACCCCAGTCCAAGTTAGTTCTAATCCAAAGATTTGTATAGTTAATGTAGATGTGCCTTCTCCTGATGGTACTTCTAAATTTATTTTTGCCCCACAAGGTGAAAGATATCAAACTACTATAGCTAAAACTTTAGTGGGTCAAATAATGAATATATATGTTAATTTTGATCATATTATAAACATTATAGATGGTAATGGGGATCCTAAAAACCAAACTACATTAATTAAATTCTTTGAAATTCTTTGTAATGATTTGTCTGTAGCTTTAGGTTCAATAAATACCTTTAGACCTTTTATTGATAAGACTACAAATACTTTAAAAATTATAGATGAAGCTAAAATCCCAAATAAAAATGCTATAT